TGTTGACATGACAGGTTCGCTTGATAGAATCGAACAATTACAACCAAAACGTTTCAACTTTATTTCAGAAGAAACAACTGTTGACGGGTTTGTTGCACATGAAGTTCAAAATATAATTCCTGAAGCTGTACTAGGTGAAAAAGATGGTGTTAATGAAAATGGCGAGCCGGAATATCAAGAAATAGATAACTCAAAAATTGTACCTTTATTAGTTGGTGCAATTAAAGAATTAAAAACAGAAATTGAAAACTTAAAATTACAAATAAATTCATAAAATGGCAACAACATATTCATGGAAAATTAATGCATTAGATACATATCCAACTAAAGATTCTTTAGCGGATGTTGTATATAGTGTGCACTATTCTTATATAGCTATATCTGATCAAAAAGATTCTAACGACAATCCTTATTCAACTGATTTTATAGGCACTGTTCAAGTTGGAGATCCTGATTCTAAAAATTTTACTGCTTTTGCAGATTTAAAAGAATCGACAGTGATAGCGTGGATAGAAAGTGTTTTAGACGTAACGGCTATGAAATCATCAGTTGATAGCGCATTGGCAGATATAATTACCCCCTCAACAGTTACTAAAGAAGTGCCTTGGTAAAAAACAAACAAAACAAGTAATTATTTAAAGTATAGATAATCAGTTTAATTAAATAAAATTATTATGTCAAAAATTAAAAAAGAAGAGCTTGAAAAGCTACAAGGAGTAGTTAAAGAATTAAATAAAATCCAATCGCAATTGGGAAGTATTGAACTTCAGAAACACGGGTTATTGCATGAATCCGCAGAGTTGCAAGACGGATTAAAAAAACTGCAAAATGAACTTGAAGAAGAATATGGTCAAGTTACTATAAATCTTGAAGATGGCAGTTATACAGAAATAACCGAAGAAGATGAATCTGATAAGGAAGATTAGTATCGGTAGAGACTATAAAAACGAAGCTATGCATTACGCTGTAGGTCAAGAAGTCTACGGAGGGCATACTATTTGTGATATAGTTGAAGCTGATGATAAATATAGTATTTATATTAAAAAACATAACGACGTACTGCCCTGGAAAGATTTTAATAAAAACATGGCAGTAGCAGTAGAATACAACCTAGAATATTAATGCGAAGTATATTTAATTTTATTATAGCCCCAAAAGAAGATAGATACAATAATAAAAAATCTATAGGCGATAAAGAATTAATACTAAATACCGAAATATCTGATCATAGATATGTAAGCAGAAACGGTGTTGTTCTTGAAACACCTGTTGAAGTAAAAACAGATATTAAAAAAGGTGATGAGGTTATATTACATCATAATGTTTTTAGAAGATGGTATGATGTATATGGTGAAGAAAAAAACAGTAGAGGATTTTTTAAAGAAAACGAATACTTTGTAGACCCATCACAAGTTTTTTTGTATAAACGAAACAAAGAATGGATAGCACCAAAAGGATATTGTTTTGTAAAACCTATTGAATCAATAGATAAATTTGATACAAATCCCGAAAGACCTTTAATAGGTATAATAAAGTTTGTAGATAAAGAGCTTCAAAAAAACGGTATTAAAAAAAATGATCTTGTAGGTTTTACGCCAAGCAGCGAATATGAATTTGTTGTTGATGGCGAAAGAATGTATAGGGTGTTAACCAATTCAATTTCTATTAAATATGAATATCAAGGAGACGAAACAGAATATAATCCGAGCTGGCTACAAAGCGGTTGATGAGCTTATACATGTTGCAGAAGAAAAAATCATAACAAACACAGAAGATGACGTTTCTACAGATAGGCTTAAGAATGCAGCAGCAACTAAAAAGCTCGCGATATTTGACGCGTTTGAGATTCTAAATAGAATAGAAGAAGAAAAGTCAATACTGCTAAATAAACCTAAAGAAGAAAAAAAACAAGCATTTAGTGGCTTTGCAGAAAAAAGATCAAGGTAATGTACGAGCAAACTTTATTTGAGGTTATTGAACCGATTAAAATAAACACGCTCAAACGTCACAACAAAGCGCGTAGATGGAAATATGGCTATGATAAAGAAAATGATATTGTAGTTATCAGTAAGACAGGGCAAATTGGCAATGTGTATAGCATACAAAATTTAAAGATTGCGCTGCCACCTATGCCTACAAATATTACTAAGGGTGAAAACAAATGGTTTAAGCGTGAATACCCTAAAGAGTTAAATAGAATAAAAACAATCTTTGACTGGAAAAACTATCCGGAAGAATTCAAAGATCAATGGGAACCATATATAGATGAAGAGTTTAAAAGACGCGATGAGGGTCATTGGTTCTATAACAAGAACAAGCCTACTTATATTACTGGCACTCATTACATGTACCTGCAGTGGAGTAAGATTGACGTTGGGGCCCCTGAATTTAGAGAAGCAAACAGATTATTCTTTATATTTTGGGAAGCATGCAAAGCCGATTCACGGTGTTATGGAATGTGCTATCTCAAAAACAGACGCTCTGGCTTTTCATTCATGGCATCATCAGAAGCTGTTAACATGGCAACAATATCGTCTGATTCACGGTTTGGCATACTGTCCAAATCTGGGGCTGACGCTAAGAAAATGTTCACAGATAAAGTTGTTCCAATATCCGTTAACTACCCGTTCTTTTTTAAACCAATACAAGACGGTATGGATCGTCCCAAAACCGAGCTCGCATATAGAGTACCCGCTTCAAAACTCACGCGTAAATCTATACAGTCAGGGCAGACGCGGGAAGAGCTACAAGGGCTTGACACCACAATTGACTGGAAGAACACGGGCGACAACTCCTATGACGGCGAGAAGCTCAAACTCCTCGTACACGACGAATCGGGTAAATGGGAACGGCCGGACAATATCCTCAACAACTGGCGAGTCACGAAGACAACGCTAAGGTTAGGTAGCCGGGTTATTGGTAAATGTATGATGGGATCTACAAGCAATGCTTTAGACAAAGGCGGCGAAAACTTTAAAAAACTATATTATGATTCGGATGTTACAAAGCGAAACGCCAATGGGCAGACTCGCTCAGGACTATATTCTTTGTTCATACCTATGGAATGGAACTACGAAGGATTCATTGATTCTTTTGGAAACCCTGTCTTTGATACGCCGCGAAAACCGATTGAAGGTCCGTATGGAGACCTTATTGAGGTCGGAGTTATAGATCATTGGAACAATGAAGTTGATGGCTTAAAAGGAGACCAGGACGCCTTAAACGAGATGTATAGGCAGTTTCCGCGCACAGAGGAGCATGCTTTTAGAGACGAAACACAAAATAGTATATTTAACCTTGCAAAAATATACGAACAAATAGATTACAATGACGATATATATTCATCGGCAGGTGTAGCGCAAGGAAGCTTTAGCTGGGCAAACGGAATAAAAGATAGCAGTGTTGTGTTCACACCAAACCCAAACGGCAGGTTTAAAGTAAGTTGGGTACCACCTACAAATCTTCAAAACCGCGTAATAGAGAAAAGAGGGGTGTTATACCCCGGAAACGAACACGTCGGCGCGTTTGGTTGTGACTCATATGATATATCAGGAACAACAGACGGCCAAGGTTCAAAGGGTGCACTGCACGGATTAACCAAATTTAGTATGGAAGAGGCTCCTGCAAATATGTTTTTTCTTGAATATATTGCACGGCCTCAAACAGCTGAAATGTTTTTTGAAGATGTATTAATGGCATTACACTTTTACGGTATGCCAATACTCGCAGAAAACAATAAACCTAGATTATTATATTATTTAAAGCGTAGAGGCTATAGAAAGTTTTCAATTAATAGACCTGACAAAACTTTTAACAAGTTATCTACTGCTGAAAAAGAAATAGGCGGAATGCCAAACTCAAGTGAAGATATTAAGCAGGCTCATGCAGCTGCGATAGAATCATACATACAAAAACATGTGGGATTAACAGATGAAGGAACATATGGCCAAATGTATTTTAATGGTACACTTAATGATTGGGCCAAGTTCGATCTAAACAAAAGAACAAAGTTTGACGCAGCGATTAGCTCAGGGTTAGCTATTATGGCATGCAACAGGCACTTGTACTCACCTAAACAAGAAAGAGAAAAACTAAGTCTAAGTTTTAATATAGCTAAATATAAAAACGAAGGCATGAAATCAAAATTAATAAATAATTATGGCTGAATCAGTTGTAAAAGGTTATTTTCCAAGCCAAACGCTTAGCGACGCAGAAAAAGCTAGTCCGAATTTCGGGAAAGACGTTGCTAGAGCAATAGAGCATGAATGGTTTAAAAAAGATTCTGCTGGAAACCGTTTTTATATTAATCAAAATCATTTTCACAAATTGAGATTATATGCTAGAGGAGAACAGTCAGTACAAAAATATAAAGATGAGTTATCAATTAACGGTGACTTAAGTTATTTAAATCTTGACTGGAAACCAGTACCTATTATACCTAAGTTTGTAGATATAGTAGTTAATGGCATGGCTAATAGATCATATGACGTAAAAGCATATTCACAGGACCCTTTCGGTGTAAATAAAAGAACTCAGTATATGGAAAGTATATTGAGAGATATGGCAGCTAAAGAGCTTGACTCATATATTCAGGCCGAGTTTGGTATGCAAACTAAAGAAAGTGGAATTACTGATCTACCATCTAATCAAGACGAGTTAGATTTGCATATGCAGCTTAATTATAAAGAAGCTATTGAAATAGCTGAAGAGCAGGCGATTACAACAACATTTGAAAAAAATAGATACGAGCTTACTAAAAAGCGCATGTATTACGATCTAGCTGTTTTAGGTATTGGCGCCGTAAAAACAACATATACTAATTCTGAAGGAATAACAATAGACTATGTTGATCCTAGCAACTTAGTTTATTCATATACTGATTCTCCTTATTTTGAAGATATATATTATATAGGCGAAATAAAAACAATACCTATTAATGAATTGAAAAAACAATTTCCAAATTTAACAAATGAAGATTTGGAAAAACTAGCAGGAGGTAGCTATTCTAACTACAAAGCTTATAATAAATTTACAACCACAAAAAACAGAGATGATAATAATACGGTTGATGTATTATATTTTAATTATAAAACTTTTCACAACGAGGTATATAAAGTTAAAAATACAGTAACAGGTGCTGAAAAAATTATAGTTAAAGAAGAAAGCTTTAACCCGGCTATAG